CTAAAGTTTTTGGAAATAAAATGAATAAATTGGATTTGCTTGCTTTTAATATTCATTTCTAATTCGTATTTTGTTCTTTCCCACATTTCTGTTCCTACTTCATAAGACTCTAGCTCATGAAAGTCGTGTTTATAGTGCCATTTTTCATCGAGGCGGGCCACAGGAACATTATTTACTTGGCATTTATATGACATTATAGTCTCATTGTCATACCCAAATGAGGCTCTAATTTGATCTGGGTACATTGAAAATTCTTTTATTTCTGTCATAGTCTCAATGATATCGTCTAAATCACTGAAATAATCAAGTTTATCCATAATAGCTCGGCTGGTCATCATAATGCCAGTATTATAAACCCAGTTATCACCATCTAAATCTTCTTCTTGTAGCAAAGCGTGGGCATTCCAATATTTAGCTTGAGGATTACGGAAATCTTTATTATAAAATTTAAAATAATTTCTATCTTTTATATTAATACCGGACTCAAAAGCATCATTAATATCACAGCATAAACCATGCTCACCTTTTAATAATTCAAAAGCATCCCAAGTATCAGCAAAATAAACATCATAATCAACATATAAAACCAAGTCATATTCATGAGTTAATTTATCTAAAAGCCAAATCTTATAAAAGTTAATAATGTTATATTCTGTTATTTCAGGGCCAAATCTTTTTCTAAACTCTTCGTATTCTTCGTCCCATCCGTAATTAATATATGTAGCACCACACAACTCTGCGTATTCTCTGTGATTTTTTTCGAGCTGCTCTTTATATTTCATTAACCTTTGTTTAGTTCGCATACTCTTATTTACGGGGTCTTTATAATGGCCTCGAGGATTATCTAATTTATCATCTGGAATTTCAATATAAATTGAGTAAATACATTTAGTTTTGTCTTTATAAAATGCATTGAATTTTTTGCTGATAAAATGAGCTACTTTTATTTTATCCCAATCATATTCTCTGAGTTCACTGCCAATAAGTGTATGCCATTCTTCTTCCATTAACACATATGGTACCTCGTACATTTCCATAATGGCTGAGAATAAAGACTCATTATTTGGATAGTAATACATTCTTAAATAAACAGTATCACCGTGCGTCAAGTTTTGGTTTTTAATATCGTTAACGCGTTTAATTAACTCAGGTATTCTTTCTAAATATTTAATTTGTTTAATATGCTCAGATTTTCCGATCATCAAGCCAGTGTTCATTACGTGACTGTCTTCTTTGTCGTCTAATAAATCACGTGTAATATGATATTTAATTGTAGGACTACGAGCGCCTACTTGGTTAAATAAAATTTCTTTAATATTTTTATTAATGATAGAGTAGTCTTGGTCTCTGATGTGTATCCCTTTTGATAAATCTAATTCATCGAAAATATTTTCATCCGTGTTAAATATCACATCCATATCAACATATAAAACTTCATCATATTCTTCAGCGAGCTCGGCAAAAAGTTTATGCTTATAGAGATTAACTTTGGTAAATTCTAAATCATAGTCTACTTCAAAATCTCCCATAGTATTATGAAAAAACTTAAAGTCAACTCCGATCTTTTCGGCGTATTCTTTTTTATTTTCTAAAAGTCTATCCCAATAATCTTCAACCTGCATTTTAGCATAGTAATTACTGTTCCAAGAGTCTGCTGTAGTTTTAATATCATCATAAGATGTAAATATAACTCGTTTCATATTCCAATCACCATATATCTATCGTAGTCGCCATTAAAATGTGGAAGCTTGCCTGAATACCAAACTCGCGTAAGGTTTAAAGATTTTTCAAAATCTTCTAACGTGTCATGTGTATTAATATGACTTTGAACAGAGTGATAGTTATTACTCTGAAAGCAAACAATAGTATTAGGCGGCTTAATGCTTAATATCATGTCAATATCTTCCTGTTCCATATGCTCACAACTTGTGTTAATAATTAATTGAAAAGCATCTGTTCTGTCAAAATAATATTCCAATGCATCTTCAGTATGGAACCAGTTATATTCAAGCTCTGGTATGTTTTCGTGTAGCATTTTTCCATATATTTCGCAATATGGATCAGAGTCAATATTCCAAATTTTAACATCGTGATCTATTTTATCTCTTAAAAGCATCCCGGTAATGCCATACCATCCGCCCATAACTAAAATGTCACGGATTGGTCCGTCGCGTAAGTTTCTTTCGTTGGATAGAATTTTTATAAGCTCATCGACAAGCCATTCTTTTCCTGCCATTTGAGCTGAGTTTATAGAATTCATAATATCAAAGGAACGATATAAATCCACATCTGGATTATATTGAGATTCCATGAATATGTTTTCTAATGAATGAAATGCGTTTTTATAAATCTGTAGTTGATAATTCATATTTTAAACCATTATACATATCAATTGGTGCTTCGCCCTCATAAGGATTTGCTATACTATTTACCATACCGTGTTTAAAAGTATTGTGCGGAATTTTTTCATGAACAATAAATCTATCTATGCCTTTATATTTGCGCATAAAATAATCTTTATTTGTCATGAAATGGTCCCACACGTGGTTTTGTTCTCCAGCAACCCATGTGATTACAGAACTATTTATGTGGACGTCATAAGCGTGCGGGGCCATATATAAATCATTTTTCCAATAGTCTTTAATAACGGTTAATCCATCCCATTGCAGCCAAGGGGTTGGATCACCTTTTACATCCATATCTAAATCAAAGAATAAACATTTGCCTTCGACTGGAAAGTCTTCGCAAAACATAGCTAATTTATTCCACCAAAAACGCAGCGTGGGTTTTTTAAATACTGGAATAAAAGGAATTTTTAATCCTTCAGGATACTCTGTGTAGCAATAGTAATTTGCATTTGGAAAATATTCTTTTAATTGATGCCACAGCTTATTTACATGTGCTGCTTGATACTTGTCACCATGTTTCACAAATATAATATTATCAGGCATTAATTCTCTTTCCTACATCATCGTATTCTGCTATATTATCTTCTTCAAATGCATCTAAGGTCCAATTTTCAAACTGAGTTATTAAGTGTTCTGCAATTTGGAAATTTTTTAAACCTTTAACATGCTCTAATTCTTTTTTCAAATAATTAGTAATATTTAAAATTTCTTTACCTGGCAAGTGTTTAATAGTTGTGTGCTTTGGATAAAGAATAGTATTGTACCATAAATTAGTATTATGCTCATCAGTGAATTTTACAAAGTTAATCATCTCATCCCAATTCATATTCATTGGATTAACCATAATACTTAATTCTCTTTTATTATCATGGCAGTATTTTTTAAATATCTTAAAGTTTTTCATTAAAACTTCAAAATCACCGTTAATACGTATTTGTTCATATCTAGAAGGAATAAGACTATCAATACTAATATTAATATGGATATTACACTTATCTAATATGCCTTGTACTCGTTTATTATAGACGGTACCATTGGTTGCTATATTAACTTTTAACTCTGGTTTTACTTCACCGACAATATCCAAAAGGTCCAATAAAATCTTTTGCGCAAAAGGTTCACCACCATTTACTCTGAGTTCATCTAAATGTGGAATAAATTCGCGCATTTGCTCGTTAAACGTGTTATCAAAAATTTGTGGTAACGGAGGAAGTTTATCTCTATTCTTACGAATACCAGAACTCAAATTACCATTGCACATAATGCACTCAAGATTACATTGGTTACTAAGTTCTATTTCCATAAGTGATGGCATATCTCGTACTGCAAACTTCTGATATGCTTTTGCTAATGGCCAGACATCCGTATCAATTTCCTTTTTGCATTCCTGACATCTGTTTAAAAACTCATTTTGTAAAAGAGCATCACGATACTTCTGAAAATGCTCGCCTCTCCATATATCCATTAGAGAACGATCTGGGCCCCATTTATCGCATTTACCTGGAAGCTTCCAGCAAGGTGAAACATATCCTTGAAGAGTAATGTACATATTATTAAATGGAGCATTACAAGGAGCAAATTCACCATACATTGTTTTTACCATAATAACATCTCCGCCCATTCTGGATAAGCTTCTTCAAAACTTTCGTTTCTTATTCTGTCTAATCTTTGGGTGTGTTCTCTAAAAGTTTCTAAGCCATTTGGTTTATGGTCATTCATAAAATCCATTATATGTTTATATTTTTCCACATGGCCTAATTTTTCTACAACATCGTCTTTAATATATCTGGGCAAGTGTTGTATATTTAAATGACTAGGAGTGTGCAGAACACCACTTGCAACTGTAATATTATTTTCTTCTGCCCAAGTATCTAACTCATCTAAATAATAAATGTTAAAAATATTTACGGTTCTATAAATTTCAATTTTAAAATCTGGATAATTATATTTCATTAATTTAATATTATTAGATATTTTTTTCCAATCAGAATTGCCTCGGGCGTACTCAATTCTAGGTCCAATATCGTCTAAACTAACAGCAATATCTACA